ACAAAATTCGTAGAGGGGTACTCTAAGAATAAACAAGCTACCTTCTAGAAATAGAAGCCCTTGTAGCTTTGTTTTCAATCAATACCAAATTTTAGCTACCTTCAAAGTTAAAAGAAGCCCTAAAGGAGGACACATGAAAGAAGACGAAGGAAAAACTAAGGAAGTCGAAGCGAACCCATATAATCGCAAAAAGTATTGGCACACAGAAGATGTAATGCCAAAAACTTTTGTAAGTGCGGATAGTGGACCAGCAGAGCCGAACACCGATATTAAGACAGGTTTTAACTATGCTACTGACAGTAATGTCAACCCATCAGTTAATTCTAACTTAGAATCGGCAACTTCAGATAAGGTCTTACAAGACTCAGCATTAAATGTTGAATCTAAACCTTATACCAAAGTTGACTACAAAAAAAGATACGATGACCTAAAGCGTTATTATGACAGGAAATTAGGTGATTGGAATGCTAAAGAAGGAGACCTTAAAGCACAGCTTCAAGCGAACCGACCTAAGTATACTCCACCTAAAAGTGCCGAAGAACTCGATGCTTTTAAAAAAGATTATCCTGACATTTATGGTGTTGTGGAAACTGTATCTCACTTGCAATCTCAAAATGAGATGCAAAGTTTACAAGACGAAGTTGGCTCTTTGAAAAAAGCTAATCAAGCATTAGCTCAAAGAGAAGCTCAATTAGAGTTATCGAAACTTCATCCAGACTTTAATGATATTAAAGAATCAGATGATTTTCATAACTGGGCAGACTCACAACCCATGGAAATTAAATCATGGATTTATGAGAACAATAAGAATGGTAAACTTGCTGCAAGAGCAGTTGACTTATATAAGCAAGACCGAGGACTTGGATTAGATAAAAAAGCTACCACAGGAAAACAAGAAGTTAGTCAAGGTGCTGACTTGTTAGTTAAGACAAACGAACAAGCTCCAATACCTGAAACAAAACAACCTGTTTTTCAAAAGTCAGATATTATGAATATGTCTGACCAAGAGTTTGAGAAATATGAAAAAGATATTTTGATAGCTCAACGTGAGGGTAGACTTAGATAAACTAAGTTTACTATTTATCTAACAATATAAAATAGGAGTCTTAAATGGCACATTTTAGCGGAGCTGGTACAATTAACTTTGGCGGAGCAGCTCCAGGGGCACCCCAAGCCAATCAGTTTTGGGTACCTGAAATATACTCCAAAAAAGTTCAAATAGCACTCAGAAAAGCATCTGTTGCAGAAGCAATCTGTAACACAGACTATATGGGTGAAATTAAATCTTTTGGCGATACAGTTAATATCGTTCAAGAGCCACAAATAACTGTTGCTAACTACACTAGAGGAGCAACGCCTACAAATACAGCACTTACTGATAATGAATTAGTATTGATTGTTGACCAGGCAGCTTCTTTTAAATTCCAATTAGATGACATTGAAAAAAGATTTTCACACATCAATTTTCAATCAGTAGCATCTGATAATGCAGCATACAAACTAAAAGACTTTATGGATGCAAACATCCTAACGAACATTGGTGCGAATGCAGGTATTACAACTGGAATGGGAACAGTAGCAGCACCTATTGACATAGGTTTCGTAGCTCCAGAAGTGGACCCACTAAATCAAATGTCTTTAGCAGCTAAAGAGATGGACGACAACAATGTACCTGAAGAAGGTAGATGGTTCGTTGCAGCTCCTGAGTGGTATAACCAATTAGCTAATACAGCTTCTAAACTTTTATCTATTGATTACAATGCAGGTAAAGGTTCTTTAAGAAATGGATTAGTTGCGTCTGGTCTAGTTAGAGGATTTCAAATGTACAAATCTAATAATATGCCAACAAACGCAGGTGGTGGATTACCAGCAGGAAATCATCCTGAAGCACACTTCGGTCAAATGAGTGCAGTTTCTTGTGCTTCATCTATGAAAGTAGTTGAATCACTAAGAGCTACCGATACTTTTGCAGACATCGTAAGAGGTCTATTAGTATGGGGAAGAAAAGTTCTTAGAACTGATGCTTATGGAAAAATAATCTACAAAATAGACTAATATCTATTACTTGGTAGGCGATTGAAATATATCGCCTATCACTAACTAATAAAGGATAAATTATGGATATAATAAAAACAATTTCATTTGAAGCAAAACATTTATACAATGAGCATAAAAAAGTTGTTATTGCAACTGTTGTTATTTTAGCTATCGCAATAATACTTTAAGGAATTTTTATGGGTTTAATGTCGTCACCTGCATGGACTAGGAAAGAAGGCAAAAATCCTAAAGGTGGTCTTAATGCAAAAGGTAGAGCATCTTATAATAAAGGTCGAACAAAGACTGGAAAGAAAAGAAACCTTAAAGCACCTAGTAAAGTTAAAGGAAACAAAAGAAGAAAAAGTTTTTGTGCTAGAATGAGAGGAATGAAAAAGAAATTGACTTCCAAGAAAACAGCTAGAGACCCTAATTCAAGAATTAACAAATCATTAAGAGCATGGAACTGTTAAATGGCAAAAGATTATAAAACATTAACTAATGAACTACTGGTTGAATTAAATGAACCAGAAGTTTCATCAATTGCTACAGCAGTTGGAATACAAAAACAAGTAGCTAATGTAGTTAATAGAGCATACTTTGATATAGTAGATGCAGTTGATGATTGGTCATGGTTAAGTACAGATGTACCTGATGACCCTTATTATGGTAATACCATTGTTGATTGTACTCCTGGTACTAGATGGTATCTTTGCAAAACAGGTTCAGCAAATATTGATGCAGATTTTGATTCAGTAAATTGGGATATGTTTACTGCTACTACTCAAAATGTAGCTGGTGAAACTGCTCCTTTTGTAATGAACAAACTTGCTTTTACAACTTTAACAGTTTGGAGAGCAAACTATGCAGCAGCAGAAGAACAAGATGCAGCAGCAGCAAGTCCAACATATGGAGTTCCATTAAGAGTTATAAGAAGTTCAGATGGTAGAAGATTTGGTCTTTCACCAATTCCTGATAAAGCTTATAAAATTCATTTCTTTGCATACAATAGACCTACTGCTTTAGTAGCAGATGCAGATACAGTTTTATTTCCAGAACAATACAAACCAGTTTTACAAGCTAGAGCTAGATATTATTTATATCAATTTAAAGATAATATTGCACAATCTCAATTAGCTTTAGATGAATACAAAAAAGGTTTACAAAGTATGGCTGATAATTTAAATTCGCCACAACCTTCTTATATGTCAGATGTAAGATTTACTTATTTATTACCATAAGGATTAAAAAAATATGCCAACTCAAGGAGCTTCCATTACTGTTGCAGGAGGTTTAGATTTAGTTTCAAGTAGTCATGCATTATTTAGAACACCTGGAGCAGCAACTATATTAGAAAATTTTGAATCATCTACAACAGGTGGTTATAGAAGAATTAATGGTTATACTAAATGGGGTGGTGCAAGTGCAGCTATTCCTTCAGGTTCTCAATTAGATGCAATAACAGGATTAATACCTTATGCAGGTGGAGTAGTAGCTTGTCAAGGTACAAATATTTATTGGTCAGATAATGGAATTAATTGGTTACAAGTTAACAAAAATACTTATGTATCTCAAACAGGAACAGTAGCAGTTACTGCTGGTTCACCTACAGTTACAGGAACTGGTACATCATTTACAACTGAGTTTGCTGCTAATGATAGAATACAAATTAATAATATTAATTATAGAGTATTATCTATAACAAGTAATACAGTATTAACTTTAGATTATAATGTTGCTTCTACAGTTTCAGGACAAGCTGTAAAAAAAAGTGGTATATTAGGCACAGCTTTAGCTGCTGCAACTACTATTACAAGAAGTAATCAATCTAATAATCAATTTGATTTTTATGAATCAGATGGTGATTATGGTACTTTGTATATTACTGATGGTACTAATAAAATAGCAGAGTTTCAAATAACAGTTTCAGGTGGAACTAATACTTATTACTTTGAAGAATTAGAAAGGTCAGCTCCTACTAATCCTAAAGTATGTGGTATATTTTCAGAAAGATTAGTTGTAGCAGGACAAACAGCTTCAACAAGTACAGTAGCTTATAGTACTAGATTAAAGCCATATGACTTTGCAGGAGCTTCAGCAGGTGAAATAGATGTTGGAGATATAATTGTAGGTATAAAAGTCTTTAGAAATAGCTTAATTATATTCTGTAAAAATAGTATCTTTGAGTTGACAAGTCTTGATTCTACCCCTATACTTAAGTCTATAACCAAAAATATAGGTTGTGTAAATGGAAATTCAATTCAGGAGATAGGTGGAGATTTAATCTTCTTAGCACCTGATGGATTAAGAACAGTTGCTGGTACAGCGAGAATTGATGATGTTGAAATTGGTTCTATTAGTAGAAAGATATTACCTTTAATAAATAATCTATTAAAAAATATTCAACAATTTACTATCTCTAGTATGGTCATTAGAGAAAGAAGTCAATACAGATTATTCTATCATAAGTCTGGTCAAGCTCAATCAGGACAATTCGGAATTATAGGCACTTTTAAATTTGATTCAAATGGAGTTCCTGCTTTTGAGTGGAGTGAAACAAA